AAGAAAATAAAATGGCTACTAATGTAGATACTACACAAATCATCTTAGATTTATTATCGAGTAATTGGAACAGTGCGAACACTGACGGATTAACTCCAGAGTTCAAAAAGATCTTCCAAGTGCCTAAAACCAATATAGACTTTGATTATTCCAGGGATTATGTTTTATGTTATAATCCAAGCACGGAGAATTTAGAGGTGGGTATTGGTAATAATACAATCGAAGACGTATTTGAAACAGTTACAATAGACGTTAGAAGTTATGGTGAAGAAGAAGCTGAAGAAGATTTTTGGAATGATACTCATATGATAAAACTCAAAACTGAGATTAACAGAATTTTAAAAACTAATAAAGTAAACTTTAACGCCAACTTTAACGAGCTTAGATCTATTCAGCAGTGGCAGGAGTTAAACGACAGGTATCGGGGAATCTTCCGAGCGATTAAAACTGTTGAATTAGTAGATTATTGTAGAGAATTTGCATGATTTTTGTAAAATTTAGACTTTAATCTTAATTTAAACCAAAATTAAACACAGTTTAAACTCAGTTTAAACTTAAAATAAACTATAAAAATGTCAGGTACATATGCAGGTAAGAACGTATTTGCCCTTTTCGGGATAGAAAGCACTTTCAATACTCCAGTTAGTACAACTAAAGATATTGGAGTGATATCAGGGATTAGCCCAGATTTAAACAATAATAATATTCAAGTTAGATCAATCGGAGACAGAGAAGTTTGTGCAAACGTTGCAGGAAACTTTGATGCTACTCTTGGAATTGATGGAACTCTAAACTCTGGAGCTGTGTTCGAGCTTATGTTTGGACAATCAACAGATACAGAAACAACAGGAGACTATACTCATACTTTTGTAGATAGAGGAACTTTAGAACTATTAAATACAGCGTCTAGTTTCACTATGAGTGAGAACTACGATTCTACAACAGACGTAGTAAATACTTATTCCGGGTGTAAAATTAATAGTCTAGAGGTAAGTGTTGAGACTGGTGGAACTTTGAACTTCTCAGCAGAAGTTTTAGCTTCAAGTTTAGCGGTAACATCATCTGCAGGAACTGAAGTTCTTACATCTACTAGTAAACTAGCAGGGTTTAACGCTACTCTTTCAACAGGAGATGCAGGATCAGAAGCTACTGTTGGACTTACTAAAAACGTAAGTGTAAGTTTTGGTCAAAACATCGACCCGGCAGACGTTAAAGCGATTGGAAGTAGAGAGAATCAAGACCTTGTAGAGAAAAACATGGATGTTACAGTTACTTTTACTAAAAGCTTTGCAAACTCAACAGAAGAACAAAGGTTCTTAGGTGGTACAAGTCCAAGCACTGGAACTCCAACAGCTACAAGCTTGATCCTTTCTGTGAATAACGGAGTTGCTTTAGGGTCTGGTAGAGTAGAATTTTATGTTAAACTTTCAGGAGGGCAATATGAATCTACTAGTAGAACAGTAAGCACAGACGGTATAGTAGAAGAGACTTTTAACTATACGTTTGGTAATATTGAAGATGTGTACTTTGTAGACGCAGTTGCTTCATACTTTTAAATAAAAAATGGAATACGAGAGAAAAATAAAGGTAATATACCTTGATGGTAAAGAATACGAGCATACTATGAGAAAAATGCCAATTAGAAAGAGAAATACTCTTTTTAATACTTATCTTGATATGACTAAGATCATGAAAGGAAAAGGAAAAGTAGCAGATACTGATATTGTTTCTTTGATTAAGAAAGATATGAGTGTTTTAGATTTCATCCTTGATGCTATTGAAGCTTGCTGTCCTGAGTTAGATCTTGATAAGGTAGACGGGCAACAGTGTGATGAGATTTTCAACGAGAACTCTGCTTTTATCCTTGGTCTTGCTGAATCAAAAAATTAGAAAGCTATTTTAGGGACTTGATACGGATGAAATATCCGCCTTATATTCCATTCGAAGCCTACGAAATAGCAAATATTTACACTTTGATGAGTATAGGAGCAACGTTTAACGAGGCAATAAATATGCCTTGTGATGTTGCAGATGGACTTCTTGCCCTTCATAAGCAAATAAAAGAGTATGAAGAAGACGAGATGAAGAAGGTTACAAATAAATCAAAAATGAATAGAAGATAAAATGGCAGTACTAAAATTAGATATTATAGTAGATAATTTGAATCAGATAAAAAAAGCCTTTGAAAACGTAGAAGTTGGTGATAAGTCTGGTGGTCTTCTTGGTGGTATTGATGAACAAATTAAAAAGCTCAGGGATCTTAAGATTGCAGCTACTAGCATAGAAGATCTAAAAAAGATCAATAAAGACTTACAAAAGTTGCAAATTTCCAGACAACAACTGTCAAATGTAGGTTTGGAAGATAAAAAGAAAAAAAAAGAAGATGGACCATCTGCACTAGGAATAGGTGTAGCAGTTTCTTTTATTGAGCAACTTGTTAAGAGCACTGATGCGGTAGTAGGACTCTTAAAGGCAATTGGAGGGTTATTAAATCAATTAATAGCACCATTTGTTCCTATATTGCTTTCACTTATTAAACCGGTTTTTGTTATTTTAAACAAGTTTATAGCAAAGTTCTTTCAGACGTTCTTTTCAGATACAGGCGAGGGAACTCTTGAGAGAACAGTAAAACAAATACTCTCTGTACTTGCGGGAATCGGTACGTTTATAACTGCTTTAGTTCTAGGGGTTAAACTTCTTCCGGCTTTACTTGCTGGTGCTATTGCTGGTGTTCTTACTCCAGGAGCTTTTGATTTAGGAGGGGACTTAGTAAAGTTCTTTGCGGATAAACTCTCTGGTGTTGGTAAAATACTTGCTGATACTATTACCTTTATAGACGAAGTATTAAACACAGATTTTGCAGGTGTTTTACTATCGTTTGTTAGTGGAGCTGTTAATCTTGTAACAGGACTGGGAAACGCCTTAGTTTCTCTTGTTAATTTAGATTTTTCAGGAGTTGCAGACGGCTTCAAGAAAGCTTTTTTTGGTCTTATTGAAGGATTAAAAGCGCAGTTCTTGTTCCTATTTAACCTATTAAAAATAACTTGGACACTTGGGGCTACAGTAGTATTCAAAGCGTTTGGGTTTTTGTTTAAACTACTCAAAAACATCTTTCAAAGTGCTGTGCAAAAAATAGCTGGAATATGGTCCTTTTTGTTATCAGGACTAAAATCTGCTATTACAAGCTTTGCTAGTGCTTTTGTGAGAGGTTTAAACGCATTGATCGGTTTGCTTAATAAAATTCCAGGAGTTGATATAGGAAGAGTTAGTGCTGGAAATACAGGAAGAGAAATCCAAACTAACATTTCTATAAACGTAGAAGGTTCTGCAGATGAAAAAACACTAGAAGAAATTACAAGACGTCTAGCTTTCTTGCAAAGCAGACAGGGAGGGTTCTAAATGGTAGTTAATCAATTCAAAATAGAAAACTTGTCTAATGGAAAAGGGTTAAAATTTCACTCTGCGAGCAGGGTGGGAGATGCTCTTTCTATTAAAAACGTGGATGTGGCTTTTGGTGGTCAATCCAACCAGAACTATTCAAGAAACTTCGGAGGGTTCTCAAGGATTATCTCAGTGGACTTCAGGCTTAATAATGACGGTACGGATAAATCAACCGATGCAAGTAATATTATCACATTAAGTCAACAAGAGGACTACCTTATGGGACCTAACGGTGTTATGCAAGGTAAAGATGCTGGTGATATTATTTCGGATGTGAAGTTTAGACTTACTCTTTACGAAGATGGAGCGACTAAAACCATAACTGGTGGTGTGTCGGAGATTAGTATAGATGGATCAAGCGATGATGCTAATCATTGGCTAGGAAGTTTGAACATCTTTGAAGGTGCGAATTAAATGGTAATCAGGATTTTTCAAGAGGATACGGACAATGTGTCTACTACTATGCTAAAAGAAGATCGGACTAATATCGATATTCTCACCATTCTTGGACCTGAAACACTTACAATTAACGCAGAGGACGAGGTAGACATGCGTGATCCTACTGGTACCACGTATTTTACCGGGATTGTTAAATCTGTAGAAGCTGCCGGTGAGAAAAGAATTGTTGTTGAAGACTACGGATCGCAACTTAAAAGAATTATAATCAATGAAGTTTTTCAAAACAAAAAACCTGAAGAGATTATAGAGGATATTATTAACAATGACACTGATCTAACTTATGTTTCGTCTATTACTTCTACTGATACGATTAATGTTTATAAAGCAAATAAAAAAAGGGCTTGGGATGTGGTTACTGAGATGGCAGAACTCTTGCTTGCTAACTTTCGAACGGATAAAAATAAAAACTTCCAATTAGAAAGAGAAGGAGACAGTTTCTCTTCAAAAAGTATCTCTACATCTAACGCACTTCTTGACGGTAAATGGCTTGAAGATAAAGAGCCTATGGTTAATATCGCTACAGTAGATGGTGATGATAGACAGGTTTTTGAAAAAGAAGAATTATTTAACGGTACAGGAGCTCAAACCACTTTTACTCTTGCAGAAATTCCTATAGATATTCGTGTAGAGCATCCGGTAGGAACCCTGCTTGATGGGTTTGTTGAAGGTCAAAGTACTGGAGACTATAAGCTGGACGACCGTGAGATTAAACAAATCACTTTCTCTTCAGCTCCTGCTTCAGGAACTAATAATATAAAAGTAACTTACACAGCATCCATTCCTATTTCTGTAAGAAGAAGAAGTAAAGCCAGTAGGGATACTTATGGAGACTATCCAAAGGTCTTCAAAAAAAGATATATTAAAACACGTACTGAAGCAAGAGCTTATGCGGATTTTATTATAGGTCGTTTTGCAAATCCTTTACTAAGTTCAAGGTGGATAATAACAACTAACACTGACGTTGATGATTTTGAACAATATGTACCAAATGAAGTAATCAACGTTAATGATACACTCAGAAGTATCTCAGGGGATTTTATCATAAGAAAAGTAGAGCGTCAGTATCCTGGTAATCTAAAAATAACTGTAGGAACTCCGGAGAATGATATTACAGCTTTCAATAAAGAAAGTCTTATCAGAATCAAACAGATAGAAGAGAAGGATGATAACAGTACAATTATCAACGATTCGGAAACGCTAGAGGAGAACCTCTTAATTACAACTACTGATACAGTAACTGATATCACTTCAAAAGCTCCGGCTGATGGATTTGTTTTAGATTACAGTCCGAATAACCAACTTGATAAAAGCAAAAAATTAGATGGAGGGACAGTTACGGTTTTATACCCTTAGGTGAATAACATGGCAATTACACAAACAAGTTTAAACGCAATTAAAACACAGGTCTTAAACGATATCGATACAACTTATGGATATATAGCAGTCGGTGACGATGCTACTGCTCCTGTTGTTGGTAATACTACTTTAGGAAATGAGACAGATAGAGAAGCATTATTTGAAGCTGCGAGTATTATCACGAATACTATCCGGATGTATATTTTTTTAGATACAACTGAGAATAACGGTAATGATATTAATGAGGCTGGTTTATTTGATGCTGCTTCTTCTGGTACGATGTTTGCTAGAAGCTTATCTAATAGTATCACAAAAGATGCTTTCACAGAAGTAACTATGGAATATGCTATAACGGTTGATGCGCTAAATGCATAACCATATAAAAAACAAAATGGAGAGATATATAACATGGTAGTAGTGCAAGTTGGTTTAGATGCAGCGGAAGCCTTTGCGTTAAATCATTTTGACGGGTTTACGCACATTGGGATCGGAACGGGAACCGGTGCAGATGGTCCTTCACGAACTACCTTAGAAACAGAAGTGGCTAGAAATGCGTTTGATTCGTCTGTTAAAAACGCTGGAGCTGGTACTTATGACTTTACAGGTGTATTTACCATTAGCCAAGCAGACGGACAGACTATAACAGAGGTTGCAATTTTTGACGCTGCAAGTAGTGGGACTATGGCTTTAAGAAAGCTACTACCCGTATCAGTTTCAAAAAGTTCAATACAGTTAGAAATAACAGTGCGGGTTACAGTAACCGCAAGCAATAACTAAAATGGCAGGAAGAAAGTATTTAAGAATTGAGATAGAGGGTAAAGGTTTTGTAGTTGACCTTAATTTTGTAAAGCCCGAAGAGATAAAACTAGAGCTGGGTTATGTAGAAGGTACAACTTTTAACGGAAAAAAACAAATAACCTTAGAATCATTAGAAAAACAGGGGTTTAAATTAGAATAAAATGGCAGGAAATTTTTATGCATTTGAAGAGTTCATGGCTAGTGCAAAGATTAATGCACATATAGATGGTAACAGTAGTGGACTTGCTGAGGCGTACTATAAAACGCTTCAAGCCAATGACGTTTTTAATAACAACGACGGATCTGCAGCTGATGAATTTGTAGATTCTACTGGAACAAATGATACAGTAAGTGTTCCAGTATCTTTAACAACTACAGATAGTACTAGTCAAAGCACAAGCTATCCAACATTAAGTAGTTCAGTCTATACATTAGGAGCTAACGATGAAGCACCTGGAGATACAACTCACGACCCAGATAGTTTTACGAATGTGTCAAATGCTTTTGACGGAGATCCTACTACTAACGCTCAGAAAGTCACAGCTTCCTCAACTTCTGCTACACATTCCTTAGGGAAAACATTCGCTTCAAAGTTTGTAGACTATATTTTAGTAGGAACAGCAATAAGAAGAAATGGGTCTAACTCATGGAACTCTGCAAGTATTAAGATTCAAACGTATAACGGAAGTACCTGGAGTGATGAAACAACCTTGCACAGTACAACAAGCAAAAGATATATGGCAGCCTACGGTTTTTACAGAATGTCAAAGACTGTACAAGGTATTAGAATACAATATACTTATTCAGACGATGCTTCTATCGGTTGTGATTTTGATCTATACCAGTTAGAATACGGTGACTCACTAGTAACTGACGGTGTTTTTAACACAGACCAATATGAGTTACTTGACGATGGAGGAGGGTTTGTTACTTCTGGTAAAGTAGTTTGTGCAGAAGATAATATCTTAGCTACGGATGGAACAGAACAAGGTTTAAGCGTATATATTGAATCGACTATAGAAGCAAATACTTCTATAACAATGGATATAACGGACGGAACTGTAACACTATCAGGTATTACATTCGATAGTCGTGGTAAAAGTGGAGTACAAGACGTGAGTAGTTTTACTACAGGTAACTTACAAATCACATTTAACCTAAATAGTACAAATGTAGCAAACTCACCAAGACTCAAAGGGTACGGGGTACACATGTTTTAGATAAAATGGCATTACCAGAAAGTAAAAGAGTAGGAAAGAAAATAAGGCAGACACTCGGAGGTCCTTTTAAGGAACTTCAGTATCTTGCGGATGCAGTCGCAGCTCAAGATATTATCATCAGAAAGTACGTTCTAAACCAAACTATTACTGATGAAGAACTTACTTGGGCGTCTGAAAAGCTTGAAGAGCTAAGAGCTGTAAGAGCTATTGTTGAATCTATTCGTAATGAATAAATTTATAAACACTTTTTTCTATTAGAATTTATGTATAAGGTCGGTGATATTGTTCTTTTTGAACCTAGAGGGTTTGTAGGGTACTTGATAAATGTTGGAAACCTTAAGGAGTATGGAGAAAAAGGACCAACACACATAGGAATTATTTGTGAAATTACAGAAGATCATGTTGTTGTAGCAGAATCTCGAGCAAAAGGTTTTCACAAACATAGCTATACAAAGCTAGAAATGGCAGACCTTACCCAGCCTCAAAATAACACCGTTCCAAAAGTCCAAATTAAAACACTTGATCGTGCTTATAGTGTTGATCCTAAAAAGCTTAATGATATTATTATTAAGTATATCGGAAGAGAATACGGATTTTTAGACATTTTTTATATCATGCTTTACCTGAAGTTTGGTTTTAAAATGCCTAAACGATTAAGAACCAGAAGCAAAAGACTTATCTGTTCTGAAGCTGTTGCCCGTGTATTTTACGAGCTGGACAAGACGATTAACCTTGAGGTAGAATTTAACAAACCTTACGACTATCTCATGCCGATAGAATTCAAACATTCAAAACACTTTAAAGATTACAGATGGAACGAAATTCTGTCTTGGAGAATAAACAATGGGATCAAACAAACGAATAAAACGCCTTGAAAAGAAGTTAAAAGCTCATATTGAAGAAGAACACAAGAAGGTTATCTTTAGTAAGCACAACATTCACACAGCTGTTACTGTTGCACTTATTTTGTACATGATAGTTAAAGGCACTTTAGACCCTACTAACCTTGAGGAAATACTTAGAATACTTACTGGTATTTTATAGGTTTAAAAAAATAACTCAGGACAAGTTTTTAGCGGCAAGTCCCAAGTGCTAACGTAGTATATAAAGAATAGTTCTACAGTTTACAATAATATCTTATTCTTTATATACTTTATTAAGAAAATAATTAGGAGAAAATATGATAAAGCAAAAGACCTAATTACTTTGTGTAAAAAAAAGAGAACAGCATATTCCTTTTTTATAACAAGCAGGGTGACAAACCCTATTTTTTTAGATGTTTCACCTTTTATAAAGTTATTCCATCTCAGAAATTTTCTTCTTTTCTTCCCCTCTAAACAGTGCAATATCAAAATTCACAAACTTGGATTGTTCTAGTAAAACACCTCTACTTATCCTCTCGTGAAACTCTTTTGCTTTTTGCTTTCTCGCCTTGTATTTTTTCTCATAAGCTGTGTCGTAGGTTTTCATTTTTTGTTTTTCTTGCCTCCTCTTCTCGTAGGCTTTTTTTTAACTCTTAAGGGTTTACCCTCAACTCTCTCTTTAATGTCTGTTATAATGTCTCTCTGGCTTAATTTACCTATAATAATATTATCTTCTTTTACTGATATAATAGGTAAGTGTCCCATATAATCCGGTGTAACGCATAATCTCTCCATGGTTTTAATAAAAGTAATTTATTTAAATTATTTTGGTGTTTGCAAGTTGGTTACAGAGTGTAACTCACTCCTTTTGTTTTTCTTTATTCAAGTGATAAACAATCAAACCTAATGGGTAAAGGGTCATTAATACTAGCATCAACAGGATTATATCATAAAGTAGAGATTTGTTTGCTTTAGAAACTCCTTGCTCTTCTTTTATCTTATCATAACAATCAAAGTATGAAAGGTTATCATTATTCATATTGCATTTATTTATTTCTGAGTGTGAAAATCTCCCTCCGTGATGGTGTCCACTAGACCCAAAACTTCCCACCACAACAGCTCCTGCTCCTGGACTACTAACACTATAAACAAAAGGTGTTAAAAGAAAAATTAGTACTACAACAACTATTAACTTAACCATTTTTATCATAACTCACTCCTTTTGTGTACAGGTTCGAACCGTCTGATGTAAGTATTGTCTATCTTTATCATCTCATAGAACATTTTCTTAGGTCGGATCTCTATCTTTTCAGAGTTAAGAGGTTTGTACACTACTAACTCTTCTTTAGTCTCTGTGTGTCTTCCTTCGTAGAGGGTTTCATACAAGTCTCCTTTAAAGTGTCGGTATATCATTTGGTATATAATTAGGCGAAACTTACAGTCTCGTCTGCAATATTTGGACCTTTATTTGTTTCTAAAACTATTTCTTTTGCATAAGCAACTTCTGCATTCTTCTCTAGTATTATACTTTCAGATACAGCTTTACAATTTGTAAAATTTATTTCATACTGCTTGCCTTCTTTTTTACATATTACTGTCAATTTTTTTATTTCCATTTTTTCTAATATTTATCTCCTAATTGTCAATATTATCAATCTCCTTTTGTAATTCTTCTTCTGTTATATCAAAAAACTTCATCCACATCTTAAAAGCAGGATGTTCTAAAGCTAAACAACAACCTACAGCCCACTTAATAGCTTCAGCTCTTAGTTCTTGCTCTAATTCATTAACACCATCAAAAAAAGAATTATCAAATGCAGAATCTCTAGGAGAGATAAGTATATCTTTTTTTAAATCTTTTAACGTTTTCATTTTTTCTTATTTCCATCCTTCTAATAAACATCCCTCGCAATATCTATCGTTCCTTTGTTTCTACCAGTGGTTTTTGACCTGTATAGAGCGTTATCTGCTTGTCTTAGCAAGATCTCAGGGCTGGTCATTTCGTGTGGCTTCTTAGTACTAACACCGTAAGAAATAGTAATGGGACGTTTTAATGGTGCTCCATTATTATACATTTCCTGTATCTCATTACGGAAGTCTTCCATTTGCCACAAAACTTCATCTGAGTATTGACCCGGAAGAATCACTGCAAACTCCTCACCACCATATCTATACACACGATCGTCTTTCTTATGGAAGTATTTCTTAGACATGTTCCCCACAGTTTTCAAACATAAGTCTCCTTCCGGATGTCCATACGTGTCGTTGTATTGTTTGAACAGGTCAATATCAAAAAGCATCAAAGAGAAAGCGTTTTGTTTCTTATTAGCTATTTTTACTTTATTCTCTAAGGTTTGATCAAAGTGTTTTCTATTATACAAACCGGTTAAGTGGTCTGTAATAAGCTCTTTCTGTAGTTGTTTATGTTCGACTAGTAAATCGTTATACATTTTTTTATAAAAATTCTCCATTTTTAGTGTTTAATTATTTTTGTGTTTTACTCTATCTTATACTTCTGGTTGATCCAGGTGATCATGTCTTCTTTGAAGGGTGGGATGTATTCCGCAAAACCTAAAGGAGCACGCTCTTGTCTTTCGTATATTTGTTTAGTATTTTGCCACACGTTCTCAAGATAATTTATCTCGGTTACGAGCGGTAAAACTTTATCATGCAAAAGATTATCGTAATGCCTGATAAGATGGTAGTCCATACTAGTTTTTTTCAACTGGAGCAAGATCTCATGTTCTAAATCTGAGAATTTCTCCGCGTCGTCTTGCATAAGCTCCACGTCGTCCCTCTTATAAAACTCGGTAAACTTGTTCAAATTATAATTTGTATTTTTATATCTTAACATTTTTTAATTGTTTTAAGACCTTTAGACATTCTTTATATATTTCTTTAGAGGTCCACTTCTTATTATTCTTTTCCCATTCAAACCCTTCTTCTCCAATACTATAACCGTGAAAGTCGTCACAATGTCCGTAATCCCAACCTAAAAACCAGGTATCAGAATGAAAGCCTTGTAATCCTTTATTAGCATAAGTTAAACCACCGTGACAGTTAATGTGAAGTTCTTGACCAGTTTCCGTATAGTCATAACTTTTATTATTGTAAGGATGCTCTTTAGGAAGTCCAATATAAGCACAAGGATAATGACCGTAATTCATTATTATTATTAGATAATTGTCTATTCTCTCCTCATGTAAACATATCAACTTTCTTTCCTTTGTGTATTTCATCTCTTTCATTTTTTAAACATCTCCTTTAATACTTCTTTTAGTGAGTCATCTGAAATAATCCACATAGTTAAAGCAGCCATTAGTTTTGGAATAAAAAGATACAGTGCTACAGGAAACCCAATAATATTTCTTAAAGCTCTTAAGTATTTATTTTTCATTTTTTAATCATCTATTACTTTAAGCTCTACATCATAATCATCAATAGTTACAAAATGTAATTCATTTTTTCCACCAGAAATCTTAGCCCAATGATATGTGACATTTATCCAACCAGCCAATTCTATTGCATCTCTATAACTTATAGTAAAGTCTTTTTCTTTTATTTTATTTTTTATCATCTCAACTATTTCTTGCCTAATCATTTTTCTACCACTGACCGTTACACCAGCCTTCAGCGTTTGGATCGTTACGAGGTGTGTTTTGATCTGATTGTAACTCGTGACTTTCTAGTCTATAATCGCACAGGTTCTTATATCCGTCACACACATAACAGCCCATGTCTTTGTAGTTTTTTGTACCTTCTAACCCAGCACGTCTTTCTAGTTCTATGCTTCTTTGATTACGGCTTACGTTATACCACATGCATTTGTTACTCGCAGTGTTTTCTTTCATTTGATGATTAACATAAAACAAAGTTGCTGATTCTACAGCAGTGTTAAAAAGCTTTCTAAGGTCGTCTGTGATAGGTCTATTCCCCATCTTACACTCCATCTCTTGCCTAATGTTATATGCAACGTCGTTAAAGTAATTCATCGCTTTAATCTTCTTCTCCTCAGGTAGGTCTGAGAATTGCATGATCTCTTCTAATCTATTTTCATTGTCAATAGTCATTTTTTATTACTCTTCTTGTAATGTTATTTTTGGGTTAAAGACCTGCCTACATGCTTCCTTATAGGTTAATCTTTTTGCCTCTACCAATTCTTCCAAGTTCTTTAATCTTTTGTAAAACTTATCACCGTCATT